AGAAGATTAAAGAAAGAATGCTACAATCATGGGCAGTACGTTATAAGCCAGATGCTGGCGGACACAGACCCTTGATTCTTGATGGCGGTTTAGAAGTAGATAAAATATCTGCTGTAAACTTTAGAGAGCTTGACTTCTCTAATGCAATTCAAGAAAACGAAAAGATTATACTAAAAGCGATTGGTGTACCACCAATCATGTTAGATTCAGGTAATAATGCAAACATACGACCAAATATGCGTTTATATTATTTGGAAACAATACTACCTATAGTTCGTAAAATGAACTTTGCATTTACAAGATTCTTTGGATTTGAAATAAAAGAAGATGTATCAGAAATACCAGCTCTGCAACCAGAGTTAAGAGATCAATCTCAGTATTATTCTGCTCTTGTAAATACTGGAATTATTAGCCCAAATGAAGCTAGGGGCAACCTTGGCTTCGAACCTGTAGAGGGATATGATGACCTCCGCGTCCCTGCAAACATTGCTGGGTCGGCAGCAAACCCTGACCTAGGAGGTCGACCCATAGAAGAGGATAATACAGATGGGAGCAATTAGAAGACAAAGACAAAAATTACGCTTAGCAAGAGAAGTAGGACTATTCTTTGCAGAGCTAGGAAGCGTTCCTACTAAAAAGGAATACTCTAAGATGAATAACTTTCCAGCATCTTGTACAACTAAAGAAATTGACAGAATTGCAGGTTCTTGGAACAGTTTACTAAGTATCATAGAGAGGGAGCTTCCAGAGATTTGGGATCTTATTCATAAGCCCAATGTAGTAGAAAAACCAAAGGTTACGCCTAAAGTTGCGGTAAAGAAAACTGAACCAAAGCTAAAGGCTAAGACTGTGAAAACAGTAAAAACTGGTGAATAATGATGGAGAAAATTTTTAATCTCACATCTACTTTTAAGTCCCAACCCGCGGAGGATGGCTCCGTTATTATTCGCGGTATGGCTAGCACCAATGACGTTGACCGTGCTGGAGATTCTATTTCTCCTGAAGCATGGAGCAAAGGTGGACTAGGAAATTTTGAGAAGAATCCTATTATTCTTTTCAATCATGACTATGACCGCCCTATTGGTCGTGCTACTGGGCTTAAGGTAACAGAAAATGGTCTCGAACTCGAGGCAAAAATTAGCAAATCCGCACCTGCAAATGTGTGCGAACTAGTTAAAGAGGGCATTCTTGGAGCTTTTTCCGTTGGTTTCCGAGTCAAGGATGCTGATTATTTAAAGGAAACCGAGGGATTAATGATAAAGGATGCTGAGTTGTTTGAAGTGTCGGTTGTTTCCGTACCCTGCAATCAGGCAGCTACTTTCTCACTTTCGAAGTCTTTTGATTCGATGTCTGAATACGAAGAATTCAAAAAAACTTTCACAAATCGTGTAGATCTAGCCGGTCAGTCTCTGGCTAAGGATGAAGTTAATACTTCTAGCGTAGCTAGTGATACACCGGTAAAGGTGGAACAAGATTCCACACAAAAGGAGATACAAATGTCCGAAGATGTAAAAACTCCGGAAATCGACTTGGAAGCATTTGCTAAGAAAGTAGCAGAAGAAACTGCTGCAACTCTGGCAATGAAACAGGCCGAACAAAAGGCTGCTGAAAAAGCTGCCGCTGACGCTGAAGCCCTTGAAGCTGCTGAAAAAGCTGCCGCTCAGGATCAGCAGAAAGAAGCTGTGCGTGTTGGCATCACTACTGGTGCTGAGAAACTCATGGAAGACATCCGTAAGGAATTCGCAGATGAGAAAGCTCAAAGCGCAGAAATTCTTGAAAAGTATAAAGCTGATCTTGAAGAGAAAGCTGCTGAGTTGGAAGCTATGCGTAACAGCAAGCGTGACTTCTCTGGCCGTGGTCGTCAGGAACTTAAGTCTATGGGTGGCGATCTTTTGTCTGCTCACATTCTTGGTAAAATTACTGGTAAAGGCTTCGACACTGCATATGCAAAAGATATGCTTGAAAAAGCTGGTGTTGACTATACCTCTACCACTGCTGCTGGTATCGATGTAATCGTTGCTCAGCAGTTCGAAGAAGAAGTTCGTCAGGAGCAGAAGATAGCTCCTATTTTCCGCGAAATTCAGGTTGCTTCCGGTGCTACTGTACTGCCATTAGCTCCTGATTCCAATGGTGCTTCTTGGAGTGCTGCTGGTATTACTGCTTCTTCAAACCAGTTGACTGATAACAGTGATAACAACTACTCTGTTTCTCAGGTCATCTTGCAGGCTCATCGTCTGATCTCAGGTACATTCATTTCGAATGACACTGACGAGCAGATCGTTGTTTCTGTTCTTCCAATGGTTACCTCTGCCCTGGCACGCGCTCACGCCGTTGCTATTGACAAGGCAATCCTTGTAGGTAACTCTGGTGGCTTTACTACTGGTCTTGTTGGTGCTTCCGGTACTGATAATACTAGCGGTTACGCTACTGCTTCGGCAACTACAGCTCTTGATGCTTCAACATCTGCTGAAGTTACCCCCGCCAACCTGCTGGGCATGAGGAAGGAAATGGGCAAATATGGTCTGAATCCTTCTGAAATTGCTTTCATCGTACCTACTGATGTATATTACGAGCTGATTGATGCCTCTGGCTTCACAGACGTAAATGAAGTTGGTAATGATCTGGCTGCCAAGCGTACAGGTGTTGTTGGTTCTGTATATGGCTCAATGGTTATAGCAACTGATCAGCTTGCGTACAATTTGGACGCTGCTAGTGCTGCTACATCCACAGCCGCTCTCGCTGTTAACATGAATAACTATGTAATTCCACGTCTACGTGGTGTTAACATAGAAACTGAATACAGCGTAAAAGATCAGCAGAATGTGATCGTTGCATCACAGTCTCTGGGCTTTAACGAGCTGTTTGCCAATGCTGGCTCCAACAAACCATCTATCCGCTGGGCTTACCAGTAATAGTTGAGACACTTGGGGGAGGAAACTCCCCCAAGTTTTTACTAAATGACTTATGGCTAACTTAGTTACACTAAATCAATACAAAGACTCAAAAGGAGTAACTACTCCTAAGGACGACGTACGCTTAAATTCTTTGATTACATCTGTGAGTCAATTAGTAAAAACTTATTGTGGAAATTCAATTATTGATTACTATACTTCTACAAAAACAGAGTATTTAAATGTAAATTGGGACACTCATATTGTACAACTTACAGAAAGCCCTGTTAATACAATTACTTCAGTAGAAGAAAGAAGCGGCTATAACCAAAGCTACATTCCTCTTACTACTGGAAACTATGAGTATTATTTAGATACTGCAACTGATAGTTTATATCGCACTACAAATGGCTCTAACTATAAAAACTGGTCAAAAGGCCCAGGCGCTGTAAAAGTAGTTTATACTGCAGGATATTCTTCTACACCTGAAGATTTAAAACTTGCAGTTTTTGATATGGTAACATACTACTTCAAAGAAGAGCATAAAGAAAGAATGACAATAGCTGGCGCAAGTTTGCAAAACCAAGGAAGTTCTAGCCTCTCAAATAATGTGTCTTTTCCTGACCATATAAAGAGAGTATTAGACTTGTACAAAAACTTCTAATGGCTAAACAAGTTGTAAATAAGATAATTGAACAACTATTAACTAGGACTGCAAAAAGAGCGGATAAATTAATTAGAAACCAGTTAGACGCTTCAAATCCTCATTTAATTTCATTCACAAAAGAGGACATAGAAAATACAATTAAATATAGTTTTATAAGAATTTTACATAAAAATGCAACGGGCTCTAAGAGTGCGGAGATACAAAAAAGAGTACTCAAAGAATATGGAGTTAAAAGTACAAAAGACTTACCTGAAGAAGTAAATACTGCATGGATGAAGCAAGCAGTTGACAGTATTTTAGCTAATGGAGGTGATAATGTACAAAAGACTCTTGATTTATGTCAGAAAGCATCAAATGCTATATGGGCAAATTATATTGTTGAGTATAACAAAATCTCAACAGGTATTGAAGCGCAAATGAAAGACGGATATATTGTAGTTTTTCAACCAAAAATAAGATTAGATAATTTAAAAGCCCCAATTTTTAATATAGCTGCAAAGTATTTAACTGCAAAGCAGTTTACAGACTTTACTAGAATGACTCAGTTTCTTCACAAAGATGGAACAACAGTAGGCACAGCCACAGTAGATATATTAAAAAGTGCTTTAGGCGGAAATGAAGAAGGTGGCTTAACAGAAGGTCAATTAGGAAAAGGAAAAAATTTAAAAGTAGGATTACTTGATGATGAAACTATTTTAACATCTTTAAATGAAGTAACAGGAGAGCTTTTTAATAGCGGAAATGTTGGTATATTTAAAAAAGCAGGGTTAGCCGCAATTAACCAAATATATGATGAATTGTCTATAGAATGGAGAAGTGGAGAAGATTTAGGTAAAATTGAAGAAAAATATACTAAAGATGTTGTAATGCTAGGTACTATTGGTACAACTCTACTAAATCCTCCTGGGGCGGAGCCAGAAGACTTTAAAAACATAGGTCCACGATTATCAGAGTTACTTAGACAAGAGCTAATTAAAGAGCTTGGAGAAGATTTTATTACCGAAGCTGCTAGTATGAGTCCAAGAGAAAAAGTTGCAAGAATGTCTCGACGGGTAGTTGCAAAAGAATTAAAGAAAGTAGTATCAAAACACAAAACATTAGAACTAGAAATAGATATTCAAAAAGAAGACAAAGCAAAAACGGATAGTAGTGTAGTAAAAAATCCAAGAAAGAAAAGTAAAGTTAGACTTAGAAGCATAGGAGTTGCAAAAAAGAGTTTACCAAGAAAAGGCTCAGCAAAGTCAAGAGCTTCTCAGGGATCAAACTTTAATCAAGTTGCGATACTAGGAAAAATAAATCAAAGATTAAATGACGTAGTTCGCAAGAATATGAGGTATCCCGGCTTAGAAAGTCAAACGGGAAGATTTGCAAATTCTGTTAAAGCAACTTCTATAATACAAACACCTCAAGGGTTTCCAAGTATAGGTTATACTTATCAAAAAGACCCTTACCAAGTGTTTGAAGTAGCACAAGGAAGAAAGCCCTGGGCTACAAGAGCAAGAGACCCAAGAATTCTTATAGATAAATCTATAAGAGAAGTTGCGGCAGAATTTGTGGCTGGAAGATTTTATACGAGGAGAGAATAATGGCTGTTAGAGATTATACAAGTAGACGTCAAGCAATTACAAATGCTCTAGCAGAAAAATTATCGACTATAGACGGTACAGGAGAGTACCTAACAGATGTAAGCGGGAATGTAAGTCCAAGACTTAAATTCTTAGATGAAATACAAGAGTTTCCTGCTATACACTTAAATGCTGGTTCAGAAGTAAGACAGTATCAGGGTGGAGGGTATAAAGACAGATTTTTAAATATAACAATTCGTTGTTATGTACAAGAAGAAGATGCAGTAGACGCATTAGATAAACTTTTGGAAGACGTAGAAACCTTATTAGAAGCAAACTCTAGCTTAAGGTATGTTGATAGAAGGGGTAATGCACAATCTACTTTAAAAAACACTATAATTAGTATCGATACTGATGAAGGTGTACTCGAACCTTTAGGGGTAGGAGAAATATCCCTAGAAGTTCAATACTAGAAAATACTGGCAGGAACAAACGTTCACGACCAAGTCTTTTCAAGATACATAGGAGAAAACTATGGCAGAACAATTATATTTTAGTCGCGATACTAAGGTGTACATTGAAATTGGTTCAGCAGTATGGGAACTTCCTGTACTCGACGGATTCAGTTTCTCTCAAGCGACAAATACGTCAGAAATTACTCTTGCAGAGATGGAAGACTCCACCGGAGTCAGCCGCAGAGGTCGTAGGGCATTTAATGACTCTCTAGCTCCTGCAGAGTGGTCTTTTAGTACGTATGTACGACCTTTTATTGCATCAGGAACTGTAGCAGGCGGTGGTGTAGACGATAGTTTAAATCATCACGCAGTAGAAGAAGTTCTATGGGCTTTGATGGCAGGTGATGCAGCTTATACTGCTCCTGTAGATAGCACAAGTGATGCGGACTTTACAGGGTTTACTTATGGTACAGGTGCTACTACTATTGATTTCGACAGTTCAAATAAATCAACTTTAGGAACAGCAAATATTTATTTCACTCTTGGAGACGCAAATAAGAAAACTTATAAATTAAGTGGCTGTGTTGTAAATGAAGCTTCGATTGATTTTGAAATTGATGGACTTGCTACAATTAACTGGTCTGGCTTTGGCTCAGATATTACAGAAGCTAGTGAGCCTACTGCAACAGTTTATGAGGCAATTACTGCAACATCTAACTTTATTCGTAATAGGTTGTCGATTCTTACAGTTGTTCCAACAGACGTAGACCCAGACGGTGACTCTGTTAACGAACTCGCAGCGTCTTATGACCTTACTCTTACTGGTGGAAACGTAACAATAAGTAATAATATTACATACATTACTCCAGAAGAGCTTGGTATTGTAAATATTCCTTTTGGTCATGTTACAGGAACTCGTAATATAAGCGGTAACTTTACTTGCTATTTGAATGAAGATACTGCTAGTACTAACCAGTCTACTGACTTGTGGGAAGACTTAAAGAGCATTACAAATGTGGTAACAAACTCTTTTGCTTTAACATTTAAGATTGGTGGTGCAAGTGCTCCTTATTTACAAGCAACAATGGGAACGTGTCATATAGACGTTCCTACTCACTCTATTGCAGATGTAATTAGTTTGGAAACTAACTTCAATGCCTTGCCTAGCGAGATTGCAGAAACTGACGAACTAGTACTAGAGTATAAGGGCGTAGCTGTTTAATAGCATCAAAAAAATAGTTCTTGACTTTTTTGGTACTTTAAACTATAATATAAAGTTGTAGTGGGAGAAATCTCGCTACAACTTTATTCTTATTGGGGAATATAAATGGCAACTTACAGTTTTACAAAGGAGGCGAAAATTTATGTTGTACATGGAGGAAACCAGTACAATATAGATATAAGTAATATACAGTTTTCGCAAACTTTTACTGAGAACTCCTATTCTGTAAAAAGCATACATAGCCAGAATTATTTTGAAGGTTCTATAATAAATAAAGCTAATCCAGCTTCATTTAGTTTTACAATGCCTGCAATAAGAAACAATGATTTTACAGTAGTAGTTAATCGTTTATTAGATTGTGGAACATTTGATTTATACATTTCAACTCAGCAAGATACTTTTAAACTAGAAAATTGTGTCATTACTAATGGAAGTTTTTTGATCGAGCGATCGAAAGTCCTTAGACTGGCAATAACTGGTGAAGCATCTAAGCTGTCTCTCGTAGGGTCGAATACTTATACTATTCCAGGCTCTGCCCAAGCTAGGAATCCATTAGTTTATAATAGGCTATCGGATACTGAAGTAATATTAGCAGGCACAGATATAGCGTCTTCTGGACTTATATCTTTATCTGTAGAGTTACAAAATGAAATATCTTGGACCCCATATACTACAGTACAGGGCGCTTTATCTACATCAGATGCAACTGATTGTATGTACCCCTCATCTTTTGTAATTAATAAAAAGATATTGGCGGGGTCAGTTGGAGTATATCTGTTAGATACTAATAACTCAAATTTACAAGAATGGGATACTAATGTTACTTTAAGAATAAAAGTTGGACAAGACGATGACAGTCTTAATTTCCGCGGTTTTGATTTTAATATGACGAATTGCACATTTACTAACAGATTAAGTACTAGTGCAGTCTATACTCAAAACTACGATTGGAGACTTACTCAAAATCCTACGGATTTATCTAGTATAATTAGTTATATAACACAATAAACACAATAATAATTAAGGAGAAATATAAAAATGCGCCTAGAAGATTTAATGGTGGATTCTAAGACTGCTTGGGTTGACTTCCCAGGACTAAATGGTTTTGAAATTGAAGTGGCTAATCTTTCCAGAAAAGAGCTAACTGCACTAAGAAAAAGATGTACTTCACAAAAGTTTGATAGAAAAACAAGAATGATGGAAGAAATTCTTGATGAAGAAAAATTTGTAGAAGAGTTTGCCAAAGGAGTCATAAAAAATTGGAGAGGCTTAACTCTTGGGCATTTGGAAACTTTAATTCTAATTGACACTTCTGGGAAAGATGTAACTGAAGAGCTTCCATACTCTCAAGATAACGCCCAGGCATTAGTAAGTAATTCAACAGATTTTGATACTTGGCTCAATGAGGTAGTCTTTGACCTCGATAATTTTCGTAGCTCAGGAGAAGGAAAAGACTCTGGAGCGAATGGAAAAAATGTATCAAAACCTCGACACGGGGATGACGAAGGATAAATATCTTGAGGTATGTGAACAGCTTGGGCAGGAGCCGGTCCAATCAAGATGTCCCCCAGACTGGGAAGATTTTCCAGAAATTGTAGTAAGTGCTCTAAATGTTTTTAATAGTTTAGGAGACAGAATATACCCAGAGATAGGATACGTAGGAAAAGACTACACTAACTTACGTATATTTATGAGTTTATATAATATTGAGGACACCGACTTTTTCCTAGAGTTAATAGGATGGTTGGACTCAAGAGCTATCAAAAAATCTTCTGAAAATATAAAGAAGGAATATGATAAGCTAAAGAGAAAGTCACGTGGCTAATGAAGTCAAATTAAAGATTCGAATCTCTGATGATGGAGACCTTGAACTTGTTGGAAAGAAAGCAAAAAAAGCATCAAAAAATGTTGATGAGCTTGGTAATGCAACAGACAGACTTTCTAATAAAAAGAATAAATATAATAAGTTAGAAAAAGGTACTGCAGCACTTGGTGCAAACAGTACTAAAAACTTTTCTAAACTAAATCAAACTATTGGAAGCGGCAGCTCCGGTCTTGTAGGTGCATATGCTGTTCTTGCAGCAAACGTATTTGCATTAAGTGCTGCTTTCAACTTTCTTAAAAGATCCGCAGATCTAAAAATTCTAGAAGAATCTCAGAAAAGTTTTGCTCAAACTACTGGCCTAGCTTTAACTTCTGTTACTGCAAAACTACGTGAAGCCTCCGATGGACTACTAGGATTTAGAGAAGCTTCTCAGGCTGCTGCAATTGGTGTAGCAAAAGGCTTTTCACCAAAACAGCTAGAAGACTTAGCTGTAGGGGCAAGAAAAGTTTCTACTGCTTTGGGCAGAGACTTTGAAGACTCTTTTGATAGATTAATTCGTGGTGCCTCAAAAGCAGAGCCAGAACTCTTAGACGAACTGGGTATTACTCTTCGTCTTGAAGAAGCAACAAAACGCTATGCAGATACTATTGGAAAATCAGCAGGCGACCTAAATACCTTTGAACGAAGCCAAGCAGTATTAATTGAAACTCAAAGACAATTAAATGAGTCCTTTGGAGAAGTAGAGCCAGGGACTAATGCTTTTGTTCGTCTGCAAAAAACATTTGAAGACATTCTTCGTAATGTAACTCAAAACTTGCTCCCTATCTTTGAAGGTTTTGCTGATGTTTTAAATAGAAGCGGGGGTGCTGCTATTGCCGTTTTCGGACTTATTGCTTTAAGTATTACAAAAACTATAAATCCTTTTAATGCCCTAGCAGAAAAGTCAGAGAAATGGGCAGAAAAAACAGGAGAGTCTTATGATAAAGCAAAACGCAAAGCCGATGCATATGGACGTTTAGTAAGTAAGATTGATAAAGAGATAGTTGAATCATCTAAGAAACGAGTTCAAGAGTTAGCAAAAGAAGCACAAAAAGAAAGTAAAGCAGCAAAAGGTTCAAAGATATTGTCTAGAGTTGCAGAAGGAGCTACGCTTACTCCACAGCAAAAAGGTCAATTAAAGAAAATGATTCTTGATGCTGAAAAACAAACTCTAAAAAGCACAAAAGTTATGAAAGGTGCTTTTAAAAATATGACAAAGGAACAACTAGCCGAATTTAAAAACGCGTATAAAAAAATGGATGCTCCAAGAGACAACTTTTTTAAGAGATTTGGGCAACAGTTTAAGAAAGTTACACTAAATGCTAAACTAACTGCTGCTACTATAAGAAGAAGGCTTGGTGGAGCACTAGTATATGGGGCTAAAGCTGCCAGAGCTTTCGGTAATGCAATGAATAAAGCGATGCGACTCGCTGGCATACTAGGAGTAATTGTTACAATTACTCAAGCAATTAGGAAGTTAGCGGAAGCTCCTGCTACCCTATCTTTAAAAGTAGCTGGAATGATTGATTCTATAATTAATATGAGCGCAGGCCTTATAAATACAGCAGTCAGAAGTATATTAGGGTTTGTAGATACTGTATCTAATGGAATAAGCTCATTTACAAAGGGTGTTAAAAGTCTTATAAATGATTTAGTTAGAGGTGGTTTTGGTAAAATTAATAATTTAATTAATGGAATTGTTGATAAAGTAAATGATTTTATAGAAAAGATAAATGATTGGACAGGAAAGGATATTGAACTAATAAAATTTAAATCAGATTTAGGAGCAGAATTTGAAGGATTTGATTTAGCTGTTGAGGAAAGTAAGCTCGAAGAAAACTTTCAAGGAATAAATAGAGAAGGCACCAGAATGGTAGACTGGCTAAAAAACCAATCTTGGTTTGCAACTGCTCAAGCCGTAGAAGCATCCTCTACGGCATTTAAAAATAGTAAAGATGCTTTAGAAGGATTTTCCACCGCTGCCGAAGCCGCTTTAGTAGACATAGATGCAGCCATTGAAGGTGCAGATAAGTTAAGAGACAGAGGCATGGACGCAAGAGCTGAAGCAGTAGAGGCTAGGTTAATAGCAACTGTTTCACTTAGTAGTCTACTTGAAAAGATAAATAAAAAAGTAGTTAATTCAGAAGGAGAGGTAACTGACGAATTTGTAATGAATGCGGGAGATAGAGCAGCTGCTATAGAAGAATATATGACTGTTGTTTCAAAATTAACATCAATTAACCCTAATTATGTACAAGCATTAAAAGACCAGAACACAGAAGAAATAACAAGAGTAGAAACTTTATCCCGTTTAGCAACTGCTGCAGATGAAGCATTAAGACAAGCAAATAACTTTGACAATGAGTTGCTTCAAACTCTTTCAGGCGGAGATATTATCGCAGCGAATGCTCAATTAAATAGTTTAATTGATAGTGTTACATCTGGTTCAGGTGCTTTCGAAGAGTTAGGGGATAAGAAAGCAGCCTTGGACTTACTCGAAAGATTAAACAAGGTATTAAATGTAGAAGATTACACAAAACTTCAGGCTAAGTTTGAAGAAATTAAAACTTTGTCCACACAAATAAGCATGGATACTGCTACTCAAGCAGGGCTTAAGGGTAAGGCCGCAGAGTTTGCTCAAAGAGAGCTTGCTACTAATCAAGCTTTATTCGAGCTCGAAATGTTAAGAATTCAAATAGCTCAAACAGAGGTAGGTCCTGCACAGGAAGCGCTGAAGATTAAAGAAAAACAATTAGAGATTGCTCTTAAATTAAAACAAGCTTCTCAAGCTGCTGGAGACAATGCTTTCCTTGGTGCAGCAGGCCAGGCGGGCGTTCTTGCTAAAGCTAATTATAGTACATTTGAAAGTGGAACTTCCTCTGAAAAAATAAAAGCATTATCGGAAAGTCTTAGTCCTATAACTGCAATGTTTGAAAGTCTTGGTCCCGAAGGCGAAGCAATTAAATCAGCTATAGAAGGAAGCTTTATTCTTGCTGAAGCATATACTTCTGCTTTCGAAAAAATGAAAGACGGCTCTCTAACAGTATCCGACGGAATACAAGTAGCAAGTGCAACAGTTACTCAATTGGGAGCAATTCAAGCAGCTCAAAGTAAGGCTGCAATTGCAGGAATTGACCAACAAATAGCTGCAGAAAAAGCAAGAGATGGAAAATCAGCAGATAGTATAGCGAAAATAGCACAGCTAGAAAAGAAAAAAGAGGCTATGCAAAGAAAAGCCTTTGAAATTGATAAGAAAATGAAAATGGCTCAAGCAGTGCTTGCTACTGCTCAAGGTGTAACAAATATGTTAGGGGCTGCACCACCACCATTTAACTTTGCATTAGCAGGAATGGTTGCTGCTATGGGAGCCGCACAATTAGCTATAATTTCTGGGACTTCTTTCCAAGGAGGAGCAACTCAAGGAGGGCAGAAGCCTTCAGCAGTAACTCTTGGAAACCGTCAATCCTCAGTAGATGTTGCAAGAAGTCAGTCTGTAGGAGGAGAGCTAGCTTATTTCCGAGGTCAGGGCGGAATGGGATCAGGAGCAGGAGACTTTAAACCTTCATTTATGGGTGGAAAATACCGAGCGGCAGGAGGAGAAACTGTTGGCTATACTGTAGGAGAACAAGGCCCAGAATTATTTATTCCAGATAGACCAGGAACTATAGTACCTGCTGATGATTCTGCAAATATGATGAGTGGAGCTACAAATGTAAGCTTCTCTATAAATGCGGTCGATGCGGAAGGAGTAGAAGAAGTTCTTATGGCACAACGGGGTAATATAATTGGAATGCTTCGTGATGCTGCAAATTCTTACGGAGAACCATTTATGGAATCTATAAATACAAATACGTTTAATAAAAGTCGCCCAGGCGCATATAGGAGATAAAAGTGGCACTTCAAACTACTTTACCAGATCCAGCATATAGAATTACAGATGGCGGATCCTCAGGAGCAGGGAGCTATGGTCCTGGGTTTAGTGCTGTAAAATTAAGCTCTAGGTCAAATACTACAATTGATAGAAGTAACTCTGGAAAACTAATTTCGAGATCAAATGCCTTTCATCAATGGAATATAGATATTAGCTATAACCCTATGA